ACAAGTATCAACTGCTTAATTAATAGGCAGTATGCTTAAATATTAAGCAATATGCCTCTTTATTAGGCAACCTTATACATCAACAACTTATCTGCCCCCATAGTTAATGTTCTAGTTGCTATTTAAAACCCTTCTAGCCTACCTTCCTGCCCTTATCAGGTGTACGGTATACGTCCATCTACCTTCCACTCCTACACAGCCTCTTGTCGTTTACATCTACGTTAGCTCACTGAGACAAAGTTCCTATCTACGTCAACTTGCTATCCGCTGGTAACTAGCCCCCAGCTTCTTGTTCGGGTTGGCACCGTTCACTGCGTGAACTCTGCACTAACCGCGCCAGTCGTCACTCCGTTCCTTTGTGTCACGGCTGCGGGCTTCGCCTTAGTGCCTTGCCAATCGCTACGCTTCGCTCCGCGACTGCGCCCCTGCGGGGCTTGCCCTCACGCCCAGCTCTTGTGAGGGGGCTAGTTCCCCTCGAATCTCAACTTAACTTAGGAACTTTTTATGTCTCAGCAATCCAACTTCGACTTCAACGCCTTCAACGCTCTTACGGAGCGCAAGCCAGCTGGCCTTCAAATCTTTTTGGCTCAACAACTTCTTTCTAACGCTCTCTGGAGTATGGAAAAGTATGACAATCCTCGTCAAACTGAAGTTCGTGACGCACTCAATGCTCTCAAGACATTGCGTACTCAACTCAAGGCTGATGCACTCGCTCGTGCTTAACCTTAAATCAAAGGTAGTAGTTAAATCTACTACCTTTTTTTTTGTTCACAACTCTTGGAGATAGTTATGCCTAAACACTACGATGTTACTAATATCTTTCAACAACCAGAGATCAAGTATTCCTGGAAGGACTACGCTGCTTGTGTAGTCATGGCTGCTGCCATAGCAGTTCCCTTTGCAATCTATCTCTGGTAAGGATCAGATATGTTGTATCACGCTATACATTTTGATGGCAAGGTCGTTGTACGACCTATGACTGACGGGATCACTGATGCTGAATGGTTTCATGGATGCCGTTGTGTAGAACACTCTCTCTCCCAGTACAAATTGACCGAGGCTTTGAAAAGCAGACTGGATGTTCTAACTAAAGAAGAGTGGTCTGAACTCATAAGCTCACTGGATGAGCCTGTCAATGTTCCTAATAACAAATTCATATCAACCCGTTATGTCGCTGATAAATGGGATGCAGATAGAACTATCTATTGAAAGGTAACCTATGAATGAACGCTATTTACCTATATGTACTCACTGCTATGCAGTGCGTGTTGAACCACAAAGAGCTAGAGCCATGCGTCCAACATGTGCTTCTTGTGGTGAAGAGATTGCTAGACAAGTTAAGCACACTGTTGTTCCAATGAACAAGAGTAACTACATGCTTGTCACTGATCGTAGTCTATTAACCCAACTCAATCCTAAGAGAACTACACCATGACCAAGATGAAGAACTTCGAGTCAGAGATACGTCAAGAGTTCATGCAATCAGACACTAAGTATTGTGTCTATTGCACTGAGCCTAAGAATGACAAGATGACTTGCTGTGAGGAGTATCACTTTGTTCCCTTCAGCAGTTTGTATCCACAAGACCAAGCCATTCTTATCCAAGAACAACTGGATGAGTACAACAAATGGTCAGCTACTCAATAACAACGCTCAGTCTGGCAAGCTGTGCGCCAACTACGTTGGCACTTGCTTGCTTAGCCTTCGCTTGGATAGATAAGCGGGACTTGCCGCCTGCCCGCCTTGAGCGGGGGCAGATCGGCTTCGCCCTTTGTTTCACTCAATAGGAGTTAGCTATGAATTTAGATAAACAGTTAGATTTAGTTGATGAGATGCAATGGGAAGACAGTGGCAAGGTAGAGATGATCTCATTGGAAGATGCTGGTTTGGAAGAAGAACTTCTTATTGAAGAAGTTGAAGCTGTTTCAGAAACAGTCTTTCGTAACGGCATTTATGCTTATCTTGATTGGTTCTATGACGGGTCAATAGAGAATGACGATTACTAAGTACTGGATGATAGAAACAAATGAATATGACGATGTACTGGTTGAGGTTATCATCCCCGACCCTTTTGCTAGTACTGAAGACACCCAAGTGTCCCAACTTACTCAACAAACCCTGGAGATAGCTGATGCCTAATTGGTGTGAAAACAAAATGACTATCAGTCATTCAGATCCTTCGATGATTAAACGAGCACGAGATGCTTTTATGAATCAACAGTTGCTCAACGAGTTCATCCCAATTCCACATGATCTTCGCATAGTTGCAGGTCGTGTTGGAGCTGATGACAACCCTGATCAGGTGTTACTAGTATCACAGTACACAATAAACAAAGCCAAGTATGGCTATCAAAACTGGTATGACTTCTCAGTAGGTGAGTGGGGAACCAAATGGGATGTAGGCTATAACAAGGACTGGGACAACAAGCCCTATGACGAGACTCCCACAAGCTTTACTGTTAACTTTACATCTGCTTGGAGTCCACCTGTAAATGCCTATGACAAGCTGTTCCTAGCTGGGTTTGACATAGAAGCATATTACTTTGAAGGTGGTATGGGATTCTGTGGTCAGTTTATAAATGGAAAAGATACTGAATACACGGTACGCAATGCTCCTTTAGAGCTTCAAGAGATGTTTAGTATAGAACTCGATGAAGATGAAGAGTAAGTTTACTTCTGTAGCAAGTTCTAACGAGCTTGCTATGGTGGCAATCTTGCCGTAACTGTGGAGAATAAAGTGGAAACTACTTCCTCACCCTTGTATGCTGCTGCAACTGAATCGTTAGTTTCAGATGCTTCAGCTACTAGCACCTTTGAAAAAATGATACAGGTTGCGTATACGCATAGCACTGTAGACACATTCACAAAGGAATTGAAAGACACTGAGAAGCTGATCAAGAAAGACTTTGAAATATCGTCTATGCCTGGACCTTGGCGATCAGCTAAATCAGTTATCCATACTGCTATGAAGCTAGGCATCAGCCTAGTTGATGACAACGGCAGCTATTGCGGTAAGACGTTCTTGCAAAACAAGATCAAAGAAATGAAGCCTGGTAAAGAAGAGGTTACCAATCAACAATACATTGACAAAGTACTAAGACTTCTCATGGATATACCAGAGCATCTCGATGCTAAGACTATCCACATGGAAGTTAAGAAGATGGTGTTCTCCTAATCTATGCTAACAAAAGCTATCGAAGTTCAGAAATACATTAGAGCCAGTGCAGGTAGGGCTGGTATATCTATAGTATTTGAAGACGCTAATGAGCCTAGGCATGATGGCAAGACCATCTATCTGCCAAGGATTACTCATAAGACTACTGACGAAGAACTGCAGCAGCTGATGGCATCCGTTGACCATGAAGTTGCACATGATCGCTTCAGTAGCTTTGATGTTCTTAAGAGCAAAGACCTAAATCCTAAAGGTATCTTGATGTTTGTGTGGAACTTCCTAGAAGATTCACGTATCAATGTCATAGAAGCCAAGGAGTATCAGGGTTTCAGAGAGAACTGGGATGACTGTAGTTCAACTCTAGTAGAACAGATCCTTGTTCGTGCTAGTAAGAACACATCAGCCATTGCAAAACTCACTACAGCCATGATGTGTTGGGAAGCTGAGTTATCAGCGGGTAGTTTTCCAAAGATTGAACTCGCTGCATCAACAACAACTCCCAATAAAAAGGTAATGGATGTTCTTAATAACTTCTCTGATCGTCTTGTTCATTGTCATTCGATTCTGGATAAGAAGATAGGTACAGAAGCTACATACAAACTAGCAGAAGACATCCTCAAAGAACTAGGTGATCAATGTCCCAAAGAACTACCGATCCCAGCTAAACCCAAAGAAGGTAGCGGTGATGGCAAGATGGATGGTAAGACCGCAGAGAAGGCTGATGGTGAAGCAGCTGGTGAGGTTGCTGAAGCTATTAAGTCTGATGGTAAAGAGGCTACTGATCCAGCTAGTGAGTACAAAGTCATAGACATTGTGCTTACGCCAGGGGATATAGAGTCTTTCTCAATGTCTATGCCTGAAGAAGGTTCAGAGATGAGCAAGACTGGTGTTAACTTTGCACCAACTGGTTCTAGAGGTGCTTGGGACATGACGGACTACTCAGAGTTTATTATTGTTGACTACCCACGTAGAAAGGGTGCAGACAAATACTTTGAACCAACTCCTTACAGAAGAAACTTCTTGCAAGAGTATGAGAAGAGGATAACTCCAAACCTTGTATCACAAGAGAACTTTGCACAGCAAGTACGTAGACTCATTCAGATCAGAGCTAAGTCTCAGACTCAGTATGGTGTTAAGAAGGGGAAACTAGATCAGTCTCGACTGTCTCGTATCTGTTTCAATGCACCAGGGTTTAATGAGCGTGTGTTTAAGAACAAGATAGATAACAAGACACTAGACGCTGCTATCACAGTGTTGGTAGATATGTCTGGTTCAATGGGTGGAGACAAAGTGCTAAACGCTTTGGCTTCTACACTGCTTGTTAACGAAGTTTGTTCAACACTAAACATACCTCTTGAGATTCTTGGCTTCACTGATGGGGCTGAAGGATACGCAGAACCTAAACCATTGATGTTTGTATACAAAGGCTTCAATGATCTAAGGGTAAACGAGGATAGCCTTAAAGAATATTTTGCTCTCAGCAGTGCCTTTATGATCGGCAACCCTGATGGTGAGAATATTTTGTGGGCTTATGATCGTTTGAACAAACGTAAAGAGAAGAAGAGACTGTTGATTGTGATGTCTGATGGTTCACCAGCAGCATCTAAGTCATCACATGGCTTAGAAGAGTTCACTGAGAAAGTTATTAAAGAGATAGAAGCATCGAAGTCTATTGACATATACGGGTTAGGTTTGTGTAGTGATGCAGTTACGCACTACTACAAAGCTCACAGTGTTGTCAGAGAACCAGAAGAAATACCGAGCAAGTTGATTGAGTTAATAGAAAGGAAAATTCTTAAATGACAACTGTAGTAAAACCACCATCACCGAAGGTGGAAGATCTTGTTAAGAAAGCTTTGAAAGAAGCTCTTGACAAACGTAAGCCACCAAAAACAACAGAGGCATCGACAGATGTTTCATGTGAAACAACCATTGATGATCCTAAAGAACTTATGGCATCTGCACCACACTCAGCCCTCAAACCTAATCAAGTCTACCTCTCTGAGGTTATCGGTCAGAAAGTTGACCATGATTTTGGAATCACTGTATTCCAAGAATCTGATTGGGATGAGCGTATCGCAGCATTTGTTCCTAGTATCAATTCAACCTATGTCATTGATCCAAAACTTGCATCTGACATTCTTCAAGCATGGGAGTTAAATGAGAAAGTACTTTGCTACGGTCCTACAGGGGCTGGTAAATCTAGTCTTATTGAGCAGTTGTGTGCTCGTACTTATCGTCCTTTTGTTCGGGTTAATTGCACTGGGGATATGGATTCCTCAATGATCTTTGGTCAGCTAACGGCTAAGGATGGTTCAACAATCTGGGTAGATGGTGCAGCAACAGAAGCAGTCAAGTATGGTGCTGTCTTTGCATGGGATGAGTGGGATGTAACTCCTCCAGAGATCTCAATGGGTCTACAGTGGCTCTTAGAAGACGATGGCAAGCTTTTCTTGAAGGAGATGCCAGGTAGTACCAAGGACAAGCAGATCATTCCTCACAAGGACTTTAGGCTTGTTGCTATTGGTAACACACAAGGTCAGGGTGATGACACAGGTGCTCATGCAGGCACTAACGTACAGAACTCAGCAACTCTTGATAGGTTTGGTACAGCAGTATTCGTTGACTATCTACCAGCAGCAGTGGAAGAGAAGATCATCACATCTAAGTATCCAACAACAGTCACTGGTAAAGCAGCTAAGGAACTTGTCAAACTTGCTAACCTTATTCGTCAAGGTTACAAGTCAGGTCAGTTCAGTCTCACTGTTTCACCACGTACCTTGTTTGGTATCTGTAGAAAAGTAAGTGTCGGTGCTACTCTCAAGTCAGCATTCACACTTGTATACCTCAACAAATTGAACGACACACAACGTAAAGTTGCTGGCGAGCTTTTTGCTAAGGTATATGGAACCTCCGAAAACTAAAACATAAAACCACATAGTCTTCCTCTAGGGGAAGGCTATCTATTTTGTGCTTTAGAAAGAACACATGGAACTTAACGAGTTAATTAGAAAAGCAATGGAACATTCAAAGCCAACTCTGTATCCAGGAAGATTTTATTCTGATGGACATTTTGTTAAAGACTCTGTTTTGTTTCCACCAGATAATTTAAAAGCATATACAGAGTACGTTATCAAACATGTTTGTGATGAACTAATAAATCTTAATGACACTAGGTTAGATGATTGATCGCAAACTAATCCTAGCAAATGCTCCTAGTAACATGGGACAGCAGATCCATGTGAATCACATTGGATGCTCAGCTGGTGATGACAATAAGCGTAGGTTGTATATCAAGCGTACAGAGAAAGGATTGGTGGCTTATTGCCACCATTGCACTGAGTCTGGCTTTGCTTCAGACGGACTATCCCAAGACAGATTGTCTACCTGGGTAAACAAGAAAGCAACAACAACTACAGCAGCCACAAAGCCGCGTCTAGCGGCACTCAGTACCGAAGGTACGGTGTGGCTACGCAGCAACTTCTGCAACGCAGAAGACAGCAACTTCAATGGCATAGAAGGGGAAAGGCACAAAGTAGCCTTGACCCTCTACAACCCAGAACAACAGCCGATAGGCTGGCAAATACGCAACCTCAAAGCAGAACCAAAGTACATAACGTACTACACCAACAGCAACTCCAAAGGAGATGCAAGCTGGTTTCATACAGGAGGTAAAACATTGGTGCTTTGTGAAGACTATCTTAGTGCATACAGGGTACACAAGAACACAAAGCTCAGCTCTGTAGCGTTACTAAGAACAACTATCTCGGATAGAACACTAGCTCAAATCTATGAGCTTGAGTTCGACACAGTATGTATTTGGCTAGATCCAGATGAAGCAGGAATGGAGGGAACAACTAAAGCATTTAAGAAACTACAACACTTCTTACCAACAGAAACCAAACTAGCAATGTTTGGTATAGATAAAGAACCAAAAGAATGCACACCAGCAGAGCTTGTGAGCATACTAATTTAAAGGAAATAGATGGACTACGATGTTCTATACCTTTGCGCTAAGAGCAAAGAGAACCTCTCAAAGTACAGGCGGTACATCAAACCGCATGTAGTTATGAAAGAAACCAACACCATCCTTGACGGGATGGATAAGTACTACAAAACATTTCCATCAGTTACAGACTTTGCTTGGGACTCATTCAGTGCGTTCCTAATAGCAGATCAGAGTAAGCGTCTTACAGACGATTCCATTGTGAAACTACGAATGATGCTTAGCAAAGCTAAGTCGTTTGTTCCACACCATGCACACGAAGAAGTTGTCAAAACTCTCATTGAGCTAGACTACTTGGCTTTGATCATGGAGGAATGCGAGAAAGTCAAAGAAGGCTCTAGTGACTTGGAGCACGTACACATACTAGCAACCAACGCACTCAAAGATGTAGAAAGGTACATAGAAAAAGATGAGTTATTTGTATCTGCTGACTTGTCTGCTATTGCTGACAGGATCACTAGCTCTGGTTATGAATGGAGACTGGATGCGCTCAATCGTTCTCTTGGTCCTCTACGTATTGGGAATTTTGTTATTGTCGCTGCTCGTGTAGAGGTAGGTAAGACTACATTCCTAGCGAGTGAGGTGAGCTACCTAGCACAGCAGTTACCGAAGGACAGACCAGTTGTGTGGGTCAACAACGAAGAGGAATCATCAGTTGTATTCTTCAGGATTGTTCAAGCAGCACTAGGGATAGAAAGCAAAACAATCATTGCTGACTCCAAGAAAGCAATGGTTGACTACGCAGCATTGATGGGTGGTAACAAAGACAAGATCCGTGTTACTAAGGACATGAACAACGTACGTGACCTTGAGACACTGTTCAGAGAAGTTAACCCAGGACTGATCATCTTTGATCAGCTCGACAAGGTTGATGGCTTCAAGTCAGACGAACGTGAGGATCTTAAGCTGGGCAAGATATACAAGTGGGCAAGAGAACTTGCAAGATCGTATGGTCCAGTTATTGCAGCATCACAATTGTCTGCGTCAGCAGTAGAAATGAAAGACCCACCATTCATAGGCTTGGATGCACTGCGTGGCTCCAAGACTGACAAACCAGGTGAAGCAGACGTAGTGATAACAATCGGCAAGTACAAAGAACCAAAGAGTCCCGAAGAAGAAATGATACGTACCATCAATGTTCCTAAGAACAAACTACCAGGAGGAGGAAGCAAACAAGTCGAGTCAGATAGACACGGACAATTTCTAGTAACCATCGACCCCATCAGGGCTAGATACGAGTAACCTTTTAAGAAAGCTTTTGGAAAACCATGACCAAAACATTTATAGCTATTGACGTTGAGACAACGCTCAATGGCGATGATGACGTAGGACTAGCTCATCCTATGCACCCAGACAACAGAGCTATAGCCTTTGGGCTATGTGGTAGCAGTGATGTAACCAATACATTCACTACGTATGACCAGGATAAGTTTGAGTACTTACTACGAGTACAAAGACCAGATGCTTTTATCTGTGGACACAACTTATCTTTTGATTTGATGTATCTCTACAAGACTAGCACTGACCTACAGTATGAACTACAAAGACGTAAGATTTGGGATACACAGTTAGCAGAGTACATCTTAAGTGCTCAGCAAACTAAGTTCTCAAGTCTTGATGAATTGTCAGTCAAGTATGGCTTACCTATCAAGGATGATGGGATCAAGAAATACTTTCAAGCAGGTCTTGGCTCTGACAAGATTCCACCTGAAGAACTAATTCCGTATCTAGAACAAGATGTACAGAACACTGTGCAGATTGCAATGATGCAATACAAACGAGCATTAGCAAACGAACAGCTACCACTCATACTTTCTCAGATGGAAGCACTCCATGCAACAACAGAGATGCAGTTCAATGGCTTACACATTGACAAAGCAAACCTTGATGAGTACACAGTAGAAGTTGTCAACATGTATGTTGAATGCAAACTTGACTTGGAAGAGTTATCTGTCAAACACGCAATCGAAGACATCAACAGTCCTAAGCAATGGTCACAGTTTTTCTTTGGAGGCAAGAAGAAGATACGTGTAAAAGAAGAAGTGGGTCTATACAAGAATGGTAAGACCAAGTACAAACTCATGGATAAAACCATAGATGTAAAGCCATTCATCAGGTACACACCAGACCCAGACAAAGTGTCTGCTAAGACTGGACAGATCTCGGTAGATGACTCTGTGTTGAATGACATGCTCAAACATACGTTCGATCCAGAAGCCATCAAGATCATTGAGAAACTACTCAAGTATCGTGAGTTATCAAAGCAGCTATCAACCTATGTACAAGGGCTTAGCAAGCACGTTATAGGTGACTTCATACATGGTAAGTTGAATCACACAGCAACTGTCACAGGTCGCTTGTCATCAACCAATCCTAATTTACAAAACATCAGCAACAACCCTATCAAACAAATCTTTAATTCAAGGTTTAATGATGGTGTGATTGTCGAGGTTGACTTCAACCAACTAGAGGTTGTAGCTCTAGCTCATGTTACTAGAGACAAACAACTCATCAAAGATATATCAGGTGGCATTGATATACACAGTGCTTTGTACGAAGGTATGTTTGGTAGACCACCAACAAAGGAGGAACGTAAACCATTCAAAGCAAGAACATTCCAACTGATCTATGGTGCTGGTGCTAAAGCCATTGCTAAACAAGCAGGGTGTAGCCTAGATGAAGCTAAGAAGTTTGTAGATGTGTTCTACACACGCTATCCAGACGTAGCAACATGGCACACAAAGTTTGCAGAAGAGGTAGAAAGCAAGTCTACCTACGAACTAGATGATGATGGGTTTCGAGAGAAAGTAAAGACGTTTGTTTTAAACACTGAGACAGGACGTAAGTTTTTGTTTAAAGAATATTTCAACGAGAGTAGTTGGTCTAGTAGGACCTACAATTTCAGCCCAACTGAATTAAAGAACTACCCGATCCAAGGTCTAGCAACTGGCGATATTGTCCCAATGATGTTGGGCATTATCTTCAGAGCACTAGAAGGCAGAGATGATGTGAAGATGGTTAACACTATTCACGATTCTCTAATGTTTGATGTCCAAGGTTCTGCTGCGGATGATTTTATAAAGGAGATTACAGGAATACTCAAAGACACGCACAAGTACTTTGAGGAAAGATTTAAAGTGCCGTTGGCTCTGAAGCTCAATGCAGGAGCATCAATCGGTAAAAATTGGTTTGATATGAAAGAACTTTGAAATGACAATGATGACAGGCATCGTAGAGGCTATCTCTACAAAAGACGTAAATACCAAGTTTGGTAGCAAGCCTACTTATTCTCTTAAGGTTAATGGCACATGGGTTAAATGTGGCTTTAAGAACCCTAACGCAGGTGCGGGAGATGAAGTAGAGTTTGATGGCAACACAGGTACTTATGGTCTTGAAACCAAAGCAGTCAACGTCCTCCGTAAAGGAGCTGGAACACCACCACCACCTGCTACTAGTAACACTGCGGTAGCAGTAACTAGAACAACAGGTAGCGGCTATGCAGCTAAGGTGTTTCCAATTCCTCCTCTACATGGGGATCGTGCAATTGTTCGTCAGAACGCACTAGCTCGTGCTACTGACATCTACATTGCTGCTCGTGGTGGCAAGCCTTTTGAGTTAGAAGGAAGCAATCTTGACTTTGTTATTTCTCTTGCACGTAAGTTCGAAGCTTACACAGCAGGTGATTTAGACTTAGCAGAAGCTGAAGCAGAATCTGCCATTGAATGATCTTAGGGGGCGTAGCAATACGCTCCCATTTTTTTAGAAAGAGAGATAGAAATGGAAAATGTATTAGTACCTAAAGAAGTTCTACAAAAACTTCTAGACTATGTACGTGTCAATGAAGAAGATGATTACGAAGAATGCGTATTTAACGATTGGTCTAAAGAAGACTTAGAAAAACATATTTTTGTTTCTGTCAAACAACTTCAAGATTGTGTGGACACCCAATGAGAGCACTAATTGACGGAGATATTGTTGTCTATCGTGGAGCAGCATCAGCTAACGAAGACGAACAATGGATAGCCCAAGCTAGGTCTGATCAAATGATTCAAGACATCTTGGCTGATACAGGAGCAACGTCCTACAGCGTTTACCTAACAGGCAGCGGTAACTTCCGTAGAGACATAGCACCTAGTTACAAAGCTAACAGACCAGACGAGCGACCAACACACTGGCAAGCAGTACGGGAGTTCCTAGTAACACAGCACAAAGCAATCATCTGCAACGGCTACGAAGCAGACGATGAGATGGGCATACAACAAGACAAGGAAGGTGGAACAACAGTCATCTGTAGCATAGACAAAGATTTATTACAGATCCCAGGTAAGCATTACAACTTTGTAAAGAAAGTCTTTCAAGAGGTAACTCCAGACGAAGGCTTAAAGTTCTTGTACATGCAAAGCCTCATAGGAGATCGTAGTGACAACATCATTGGCGTAGCTGGCATTGGTCCAGTAAAGGCAGAAAGAGCACTAGAAGAACTGCTGCCTGAAGAGTGGTACGACAAGTGCCGTGAACTCTATAGCGATGACGAACGCTTTCACCTCAACATGAAGCTGCTATACATATGGCAGAAACCTAACGACAGTTGGGAACCACCAATCACACAACAGGAACAACATGATTAAAGACGTAAACATGCAGCACATGACTATGCGAGAGTATGTAGCTGTAGCAATGCTCACAGAACTTGGCAGCAAAGATGCTGTCTTAAAAATGATTAGTGAGGGAGAGATAACCTCAGTTAATGTGATAGAGACTTCCTTTGCATGGGCAGATAACTTTATGAAGGTACGTGAAGAGAGGCTCAATGCCAAGACCTAAACGACATAACCCAGCAGGGTATCGCAGCGGCTTAGAGTCTAGATTCCAAGCAGCTTGCGAAGCAAAGGGATGGAAGCTAGGGTACGAACAAGACAAGATCAAGTACGTTATCCCATCAAGCAACCATACCTACACACCAGACTTCACTGTTACTAATAACGTCTACATAGAAACCAAAGGTCTATGGACTGGATCAGACAGGAAGAAGGCTGTGCTGATCAAGCAGCAGCACCCTGACATCACCATCCTCTATGTGCTACAGCGCAACCAAGGACTGTCTAAGAAGAGTAGCACCACCTACCTAGACTGGGCAGCTAAACATGAACTAGATGCTTGTCTGTTCTCAGACACAGCACATTGGCAAGACTACATAATAAGGAACTTATGATTGAACTAACTGTATTAGAAGCTACATTGATAGTATTGAACTTAGGCTTGGCTTACTTCAACTACCAATTAAATGCTGAACTCAAGAAACACAGCACTGCTATGGCAGTGATGCTATATGGTATCCACAAAGGCAAGATAAAGATTGTGGATGTTGGTGATGGATTTAAATTGGAGTCGTTATGAAAATCTCAGTAGAAGAAGTAAATAAAAACAAAGAAATAATCAACGAGGTTAAAACTCGTTGGCAAAATCATGAGAAGAACATGAACATAAAGTCTCCCCTGGAGTACTTAGATGAAATCAAATCAACTACTGAAGCCTCTTTTGAGATAGCTACGTTTCCACACGACAGTGCTTTTGATAGAGAAGTCTATAGGACTGGAGATGGTGACACCATGCAAGCTGCTAGACCAGGAGCTATGGACCACAAAAAATACAAATCAAAAATCACATGATTTATATTGGAGACACAAATGAAATACGATCCAGACAATTCAGAACACACAGAACTCAAAGCTAGAACTTTCTATGAAAATAGATTTCGTGCAATATTGAGAGCACATCCCAAATGCAATGATCCAGATCACCCTGGCTGCCACTTATGTGAGGAAAACGAAGATGATGACATTCAAACCTATGCCGATGATAATGATGACATCCAGAAGTATGAGTAACGTTATTAAGAACATCTTTTATGCTTTAGCGGAGTCACTACGTGCTCCAACTGCTGAAGAGATGGCAGTTAAAGAACTGGAAGGTGCAAAGCGTGAGCTTCTCAATATGCTTACCGCCCAAGACTACTCCAAGAGAATGGTGGAATACCACCTTGACAGAATCAAACGACTAACAACCTATTTAGCAAAGGCTAACAATGAAGGAATCTAGACACGACAAGATAAGAGTGTTGCTTTTAAACTCTAGTGATGGGTTAACAACCAATCAGATAGCTAAGCAGCTAGGTTCTACATACAAAAGTATTCAGAAGACTATGAATAACATCTATGGTGTCTACATAGATCGCTGGGATGTACCTAAGCGTGGTCAGTTTGCAGCCGTATGGATGTGTGTAGAAGTACCTGATGATGTGCCACATCCTACAGACAGGTACTTACCTAAGCCAACAACCTTGTGGCAGAACAATTCACCCTACAAGAAACTCCAATGAAGAAACAAGAGATGATTACCCTGCTACGCAGCACAGGTGTAGACGAGAATGTTATCACTTTGGCGACTAATGCTTGGGAAATGGGAGCTGAGTGGCAAAAATCTTGGCAGGGTTTGTCTGAGAAAGACATCAATGAACTTAAATTTAATCTACCCGATCTCTACTACTGGGTTGATGTAGTTAGGGCAACAGAGAAAAGACTAAAGGAGAAGAACACATGGTTAGACCAATAGGACTATCAGTGCCACATAGACTTGTTACTAGTACCATTGAAGAGGATGAAGCCTTCAATGACATAGAACGTATGTCTAGGATCAAACAAGAGATCATCCGTAACCCGTCTAAAGAAGCTCAACTGATAGCTGAAGTAGCCATACTAACCGAAGCAGTTAGAGTTCTAGCAGACAGGGTTAGGGAACTAGAGTCTAAATAATGGATGTCTTACTAACTCTCTTTGTTCTACTAGGCATAGGTATTTGTATAGGCATAGTAGTTCTTACTGCTATCTACTTCATCAACCTAGAAGACTGACAAAGCTAGTTGAACATGTTTGATTCGGTCATCTAAACCGATAGTTCCACCATTGATTATCTTGGTACATTTAACATAGTCAAGGGCATCCGCTGGAGCATTGAGGTTGTGGGTAGACCAAAACCATCCACCTGTGAGAGCAGCATACTGGGGAGTAGAAACAAGATCAGGGTTAGCAACAAAGTCCATACCCAACGCTTTACCTGCGTGGAAGTACCCACTATGCCCAGTGAGCTGAATAATTCCGCGACCACGGAAACGAAAACCGTCACCAGAATTTTCGTCACGGTTACCCATGCGAGAAGAATAGACCATATTTGCGATCTTCTTAGGATTTCCAGCATACTCATTAGCCTTCTCCAAGGTAGGAAACCTCTTAGGCCACAATCTCATTAGCGTTGCCGCTTTGTAGTTTAGGTTTTCTTCTAGCAATCTAAAGTTACCACATTCATGGGAGCACTGTCCTATAAACATAGCCTTCTGGTTATTAGTAACAATGTTAAACCTTTGGAAGGTTTCATTGAGAGCATCAACCCATTGAGGACCGATACCCAATCTATGTAGTTGTTCAGCGTTGACCATTTACAGTCTCCATTACTTTGTTGTAGGCTGCGATACAGGCGTTGAGTTGCTGGGTGTTCCTGTCCCCTTGGGCGATGATGGCTGCAATAGCTTCAAGAGTCTGTCTGTCAGATTCGCTTCCCTGGGTGTCCCCACTTCCGCTGGTAGTGGTGGGACTTGTACTGTTTTGTACGCAACTTGTGGGGGCTTGGATCCGCAAGCTACCAGAGCGAATAAGCTTAGTAATATCAGTTTGTTTTTGAGTGATAGCATTGTTAGCCTCCTGAAGTTTGTTCGATTGGTCATTGATTTGTTTGGTTAACTCTTGCTCTTTAGTACGAGCCTCTTCATTCTTAGCAGCAATCTCAGACTGCATCTCTTGATCACGTTCAGCCCAACCTTTATGGTGTCCGTAGCCATAGAACCCACCAAGAGCAAACACAACAGCTAGTATGACCCAGGGATTAGGAATCATGATTCACTCCTAGCAACAGCTCTCTCATGTGCAATCTCTTCTTTAGAAGGATCAATAAAATCTGGAGGTGTTGTAGGAGGAGGAGGTGCTCTCCACTCTTCATCAAGAGGAGGGTTAACCCATACAGGAAGGGAGTTACTAGTAACAGGACTAGGAGCTACTGGTGCAGGAGTAATAACTGGAGGAGAGATCTTGTCAGCAACAGCTTGTACACCCTTGCGAGACATCACACCACCAATGCCACCAACAATGAGCAGCACAATATCGTTCAGCATCTTAGCAAATGACTGATCAATAGGAGCCATACTCTTAATAGGCTGGACTACAAAGGCCAGGCTATACAGCATAAAGATAACTATGCCAGCAAGGATGACAGTAACGATCAGGACTACAGAAGCCCAGACTCGTACTTCAATTTCCTCTTGCGTCAGAAGCCGATTGGGATGGAACTTGGGTGGGTTGGACAATTTGTTTCTCCAGTACAGGTGCTACAAGGTAATCAGGACAATCTTGGGTGAATAAACAATCGGGACGCTGACAGCGTTTAGCAGTGAAGTTCTTTGGATCTTGACAATAATACCTATAGCGATCATCACACGCTACTAGTAACAACAGCAACAGCACATACTTCATTGTTTATCCTTTTGTTGCAGCAGCTGTATCTTTCTATCCAACTGCTTCTCTTTCTTTTCTATACGAATCTCAGTTTTATGAATCTTGATCCACATCATAATCATTACGGGAGACATAATCAAAACAATTGTCAAGATTAGACAAAGCATTATGAGTATCCCTCGGTAAATGAATTTATCCATACTGCCCATAACCAAGAAACTATGACCAGTGTGAGGAACAATCCTGATACTAGTTCAATCTTTTCTTGTTTAAACCTTTCACGTTTGTAGTTCTCAATTTGTCGTTTGATACGAATTTGTTCTTTACGTTTCTGTTGTTCGGCTTGTACTTTGGAATAGATCTGATTGTAGTTATCCCACAATGGTCCTAGTTGATAAGGAACACCAGCTCCTCTCATCATGCCACTTAACTTAACGTAAGCCTGGTCTAACTCGTTCTTGTATACGCTCAGTTCAAGTATGTCTTCAGGGTTGGGATCAACACTAGCAAAGACTTCCTCATATTTGAACTCAACATATTCGCTTAACTCTTTGTGATGCCTAAAGAAAGCACCTAGATGCCCAATGAATTGTTGAACTATTTCACTTTCGTTCGGGATGTGCGTGGTGTACTGCTCTTTGCTACTGGCTTTCTTTTTCTCGACAGGCTTTTCTTTGGAGTCTCCACTACTACTGGAGGTGGCTCCACTACTGGACTTGGCTCCGATACCAAAGAGGTTGGAGATGGTTGACCAAATAGTTTTCGCATCATTGACAATAGTTTTCGCATCATCTGTAGCTTTCTTTATTTTTTGAACAGCAACTTTGCCTTCTGACAAGGCTTCGCAGCAGTAGGTAATGCCATCATAGGCAGCTTGCATGGCTTTAAAAGCAAGGCCAATTGTGAGTGGGTCAAACACATTTAGTTGTCTTTAAAGTTGTTGGAATGTAGCAATCAAAGAAGCAGTAGTAGGTCTTGTAGGAGATGTTCCTGCTGCATAGGTTTTAATAGCGATTGCTGTTGAACTTGCAGACCAAACTAACTCTACATAATCATTAGCTGTAAGACTTAACAAAAAGTTCCATCCAACAATGGTGTGAAATGGATCACCAACATTCTTTCTTGCAGGTAATCCAATACGACCAGTAGATCCAGTTACATCTGTACCGTTAATTCTTATCCATACAAACGCATCATATGGAGCATTATCATTATTCTCAAACTGTCCAGACCATTGGAAGTTATAGATGCCAGTTGTAGTTACAGTTAGTCTAGAGCCACTAACAATAGAAACACCATTACCACCTAGATCAGTGGTATCAAAAGTCATTACGTATGCTGTAGTAGTACTAGCTATAGTCTGACTTGTGTAATCAGCAAAAGCACCATACGATTTAGTTGGAACATCAGAAGCAACTAGTGCTCTAAATGTAGGTACTCCATTACTAGCATTGGGTGCAGCTAAAACAAATTTAGCAGTCTTAGAGGCATAGGGATTTAACGTATCACCATAAGCAGCTGCTAATGAAATAGCAGGAGTAGTGCCACCACTAGATGCTACTGGAGAAGTTCCTGTAACTGATGTAACAATACCAGCAGTAGATGTCCAACTAGGAACACCAGCAGCAGTCATTTGCAATAAAGACGTAGATGCAGGAGGAGCTAGTCTAGTTAAGTTATTAGTAGCATTGCTATAGATTATGTCCCCTGTGTTGTAGGTAGTTAAACCAGTACCACCATACTCAGGTTCAATAGGAATGTCTAACGTAGAAGCAGTACCAAAGACCCTATCACTAAGCCTCTGGAGCCAATCTCTCCAAGCAAAGTTTTCTCCAATAGGATTTGGTGGGATCGGGGTTTGAATAGCCATTATCTACCTGCTTCCTTTTCTCTTTCACGATAACGCTTAGCAGCTTCCTTACGTTTGTCTTCACGTTCTTTTCTAGCAGCTTTTCTTTGTTCTTCTGTTCCACCATAAACAGGGAAACCTAATGTTCCTAGTAACGCTCTCTTAGCACCTTCTCCTTCAGGAGCAGAAGTAGCAGCTTGTACTTGGAATGGTAGTGCTTGGCTACCTACAGCCTGTGCTCTAGCAATAGCTGCATCAACACTTTCATTACCAGTTATATCTGAAGGTATGAGTTTAGGTGCTGTCGGAGAAGCATACTCAAGTCCACCACCAACAATAATGGCAGTCTTAGGTATAAATCCAAGCTTATTAGAGAATGTTTTAATTGGATCCATAAGCCAGTGATACGGCTCCATAGCGTGTTTCATAGCTTGCATAGATGTACCATCTGGATACTCAACACGAGTTGGATCTTTGTTCTCCCAGATAGGACGATCAGCAGTAATCATGTTGATTCCATTAACTAGCGTGAGATAGGTCAATGCAGTTTTAAACTGATACAACCTAGCGTAGTCTTGCTTAGTTGTAGGAGACATCATGCCTTTGATACCCTCTATTGGTTGCCACTTAGTTGGATTCAACTGCTTTGGAAGAGCAGAAGTAAAGGCACGAATAGTAGATAGAGTCCAATCAGGAGCAAACAAAAGAACTTGCAAAGCTCTACGACCTTCAGGACTGTACGCAGCCATAGCCATACGTTTACCAAGCTCTGTGTTAGCACTAGTAGCAGCATCAAACCAATTCAAACCACCAAAACTATCGTTAACAAACCTAGCAATCTCTTTACGAACAGCAGGTTCATCAAAAACTTTACCTTCTTCTGTAGCTTGTCTACGTGCTTTCTCTAGATAAGCATCAGCTACCATGATCTTGCCACCAGTATGCAAGTAATCCCAGGTGTACTTATCAAAGTATCCCAGGGTATATTTTTCTACAGTGCTAAGTGTCTTTTCTAATGCACGAGTCTTAGGACCAAACTTACCAATCATTTCATCAGCAAATTTACCAGTGATAGTTAGTATTCCTTGAGCCACATCTTCTGGCATCTCAAGTTTTAAACCATCTTGTCTAATCCAAGTGTCTACGTTGTCACCTAATCCACCTTTCTTAAACTGATCAACAGCTTTAGAAATAGCAGACAACTGAATCTCTTTACCAGTAATAGCTTTAACACCTTTCTCCACTAACGGAAGAACAATAGCTTCTTTAAGAGGCGTATAGATAGGTATACCAGTACTAGACAAAACCTCCATCAGAGATTTAGCATGGAAGAAAGAACCAACAACGTTAAGACGCTTAACTACTTGAGACAATTGCCCAATAGCATTCATGAAGTCCCCAGGACCTGCATCAAATACAAACTTCAAAGCTGGTTTTAGATCTGGATGAACAGCATAGCCAGCAAACTGAGGACTATCCATCATCTCCCAACCAACAGGCATAGGATTGTCTTTGTTGACTTCTTTGATTAGATTTTCACCAGCAACATTACGTATTTGTTTTAGGTTGTCTACTAAGGCTTTATTCTCAATAGCTTTTTCCATAGACAAGGCATACTCTTTGTAGATTTCTGCAATGTCTTTTGTCTTAATGTTAAGTCGCCACTCTGATTTACCTGAAGCTGCTATGCGAGCATTAGCTTCATCTATAAATCCTTGTAGATCTGCAAAGGTTTTGAACTTACGTTCTTTACTAAACTTAGATGTGGTATCCATACCACGCATAGTAGGATCACTGCTAGATGTTCCTAGTAACTTAGCCATGAACTCTTCACGAGCACCCTTTGGCGCACCAGTCCAATCAAGGATGTGGGTTACGTAGTCTTCTAATAGTCCTTTGACAACACCTTGCTTTACAGCACGATCACCAATGTCTTTAGCCAGGGCTTCGTATTTCTTAGCAACAACAACTTCTTCTGGTGTAAGACCAGTCAAGTCACCCTTGTCAACAGCTACAGCAATAGCTTCTCTACGAGCAGGATCTGGGATGTCTTTAACAATCTCATCTCTTTGGTTGTGGATGACACGATCATTAGCATCTTTGTTTCTAAGGTTTGCCCCTACAAACTTCTCTGTTTCTTTAACAGGTTCTTTCCAAGTCTTCTCGTAGTTTCTATATTCTTCATAGAACTTGATAGCCTCTGCTTCACCACGAGTAGCGTAGATCTCCTTGGCAATATCAAACATCTCCTGTTCAGTCTTGACATCACGAGGATTTGTTGTAGTGCGATCTACTTTCTGTTCAAGAGGAACAGTTTTGGGAGTAGCAACTGGTTCTTTAGGAACAGCTGCTCTCTTCTCAGCAAGTTGTTTTAAAGCTGTTTGGTTAATTTGGTTCTCGTACTGAGCTTTAGTTTGACCTTCTGCTTGAGGGGTTACAGTGTGCTCAGTTTCGTGAGCAACAATAAAGTCTACATAGTCTTGGAATGTTGGGAAAGCATTCTCAGCAATAGGGTATACACCCTCTACCTTTGGTTTAGTCCAAGGCTTCTCTCCATACTGTTCGTATAGAGTTGGTGTGTCTATAGTTATAGTTCTAGTTTCTTTATTGAAACTAGCTCCAATAGGTCTACCATCTGGACGAGTTCTACCAGTAGTTCCCTCTTTGATAGGAACACCATTGGCTTCTGTTGGTACATCAGCAAGTTTAAAGCGTTCGTCACCAGCTATACGTAGGT